CGGAACCGGAAGCCCCGGAGGAGGAGCGCCGGGCCCCGGAGGCGGGCCCATCATCTGGTCATCCTTCTTACCAGTGTTGATGACGATGTTGATGTTAGACTTGCCCTTAGCGCGACCGCCAGACTTACGAGCGACTCGCCCGCCCTTCTTCATGCCGCCGGCCAAAGAAGGGTCAAACATAGCGCCGCCGCCGCCGGTGACGCCCATACCGGAACCAGCGCCGCCCGGCGGATAGGTGGGGGTGAGCGGGTTAGCGCCGGGCAACGGGCGATTGCCACCCATCTGCTGCCCCATGCCACCCATGCCACCGCCGCCGGGTCCGCCCATGGGACGGTTCTGCATCGGATTGCCGCCACGGTTGCCCATCATGGCCCCGCCGCCAAACTTAGCGGTGCGGCCACCGGGGACAACGCCGGGAACCTTCTCAGGATAACCCGCGCCAGAAAACACCTGACCGCCGGCTTTGCGATTCATGCGCTTGGGACCGCCATGTGCTTTGGTCGTGCGCGCCTCCGGCTTCACCATCTTCTTGATGAGCGCCTTGTCCATCGCCTCATCGGGGTGCTTGGCCTTGCCACCGTTCTTCAGGCCGGGCGTGACAGGGTTGTTGCCAAACTCCATGGCCTTGTTTTTAACCATTCCAAGGCGCGAGTCAGCCCCGCCCATCATCGGGCCACCGTCCATCTTTTTGGTGCGGCCACCGGATTTCTTGTCATCACGGTCGCCACGCACAGCGTTAGCAAGCATGAGAACCGGCGAGAGATACTGACCAAAAGCCCCGCCAATGGCCTTCTTCGTGCGGCCCCCAGCCTTACGGTTTGCCTGAGACGCGGGAACACCAGAGAACGGGGGAAGGTCTTTTCTAGCGGCCTTCAAACCACGCTCAATCTCCGCGCTGCGCTGCAATTCCGCAAGCCGGTCAATTTCTTCCTGCGGGGGACGGCGCGGGGGCACGGGAACAGTGCCGCCGCCAACTTGCTTCTTTGTGCGGCCACCCTTTTTATAGCTTCCACCAAAGCCCAAGTTGCCACTTAATTCTTTAGTGGTTTCGCGCTCAGGTTTTGTCATTTCGGGACGGCTAAACGGGCGACCCGTATAATCAGCATCAAGTTTTTTATCCCATGCGGCCTTGTCAACAAGGTTTAGCCCAGACACTCCCATTGGAATTTTCTTAACAGCAGGACCGCCATCTTCTCTTTTGGCACGGCCACCTTTTTTCATGTTGTCTGCAAGCTGCTTGACGAAGGGCTTCGTCTCAGAAAGGGGGCGCAGGCCAAGCATGGATTGAATGTCAAAGCCACCGCCATCTTTTTTCTTGGCGCGGCCACCCTTCTTCATGCCACCGACGTGCTTGAGGCCCTCACGCTCCTCATTCGCGTCTTTGACGTTGCGGTTGATCTTGGCGTTGGCATAGGAACGGGGCGTGACACCCATGTTCGCCTTGGCCTTAGCGCCTTCAACCTTACCCCCGGTCTTGAACGCGCGGCGGGAAATCGGGCGCAGACCCGTTTTAACATCCGCGTTCAGCGCGTCCTTGGGCGGCTCATAGCTAGACGAATCAACCTTTGCGCCGGGCTCGCCGGCAGCGATGCGCTTCGCCTTGCTCTTCATGGCCTCACGGGCCTTTTTGGCAACGTCGTACATGCTTGCTCCTAGCTAGGTTCTGGGGCGTCCCCCATGCTGCCGAGAAGGGGGCTTGGGCAGCGGCAAGCCTTTCGTGGATTCTACCATGCAAGCGCACTTCTTGACAGTGCCACCGCTCTCCATGACCTGACGCCCCACATGCGGAAGGTAGTGGGTCGGATACTGGTCTTGCAGGAGGCGGGGCTTTTTCATGTCAACGCCGGCTCAGAAGGTGATGGATGATCTCCAGAGCCTTATGGATCGCGGCGTCCTTGCCGCCCGCGCCAGAGCCGACCTTGCCGCCGTCAGCGCGCCCGACAAACTCTTCCTTGTCCTTCTGAAGCTGCTGCATCGCCTTGTCGGCGCGGAAGAAGTCACGAGGGTCCTGTGCATCGCCCCAATTCAAAACCGTCTTGGGGCGATCTTCGCCGGCCCGCATTGGCCCCTGCTGGCGCTCAATCACAGCCTGACCCGTAGATTGATACTCCGGGCCGCTGAAGAGACGACCAAAGAAGCTCTTGGGGTCCTCACGGTTGGGAGAAGCAGCCGCCTGCGTGACTGCACGCGCGGGCGTAGCGCCCTCACGGCGATACTGAGCATCCGACTTGCCGGCAGACTTTTGAAGGTCGGCAAGCTGACGGTAAGCCGCATCGGGAAGGCCGTAGGATTCCTTGTCCATGTACATGGGCGCACGCGCGCCTTCATACTCAGGAAGGTTGACCATTTCCTTGGCGCGGTTGACCGCAGCCATGCGGGCCATAGTGTCAGGATCGCGGTTAAGCTGGGCAAATAGAGCCTCACGATCCGGGGACATTTGCGGAGCGCCACCGCCGGGAGGGGTCGCCATACCAGCGCCCAGAGCCGTGCCGGCGGTAGCGCCAGCGGTCAGCATGGGGTTGGTGCCACCGGGGCCAGAGGCGCGAATCGCTGACATAGCGCGTTCAGCGGTTCCGGGTTCCATAAGTCGGCTAGAAGCCTGTTGAGCCGCCGGAGTTTGAAGACCAAGGGACCGCGCCAAAGCAGCCTGCGCTGATTCACTAAGGCGGGCCACGCCGGGGCCAAGCCTCTGGATCAGTTGCATCAAAACAGGGTTCATCACATCAGCCCTTTCTGTTGCCGATCAGCCTCAACCTCTTCCAAAGCGGGCCGCACTAGGGGTTCAATCAAGCCGACATTCTCAGGATGCTGAAGAACGTCCTGCGCCAAGTCCATCAACTGCGTGCGCTCTTGGCTCAAGCGGTTCTGACGGTCGTTGTGCATTTCCGCCATTTTTTCTTGATCGCCGCCAAGTTCTTTCTGCAAGCGAGCCATCTCAAGCTGCCCACGCTGTTGGTCCATGGCAATCTTCGCGTCCGTTTCCTTGGCGCGGGTCTGGCTGTCCAGCATACGAGCTTCGGAACTGCGCTTGTCGTTCTCCATGTCGGCCATGGCCTTCATGAGTTCCGGCGGCGGCTTGTCCTGCGCGGACGAGGGCACCATGAACTGTTCCGGGTTGTTCCAGCCAATGGCCTGCAACGCCGCAACGTCAACCGCAATGGGGTCGTAGAGCGACGGGCTGGCTTGTTGAAGCTGTTTCAGCGCCATGATCTTCATGAGGCGCTGGGACTGGCTGGAGGTGTTCGGGTCAGCCTGCGGAACCAGATCGCAATCATCAAGAGCCGCCATAAATGTCTTTTCATCCCACGGATATGCAGGGCGGCGGTTCTTCTGCCAGAAGCTCTCGGGATGCTCCTTGAACTCCCTCGCCAGCAGCGCAAACTCTTCGCACTGCGCGGCGTGCATCCGTTTATGGACGGAGTTAACAACCTTCTGCGCCTGCTCAATCATGGCAAGCGTGGTGCCAACCGGCGCATCCGGCTTGCCTTCAGTCACCATCACTTCGGAGGTGCCACCCACGCGCATACCCGTCTCTGCCATTTGGTTGACGAGATTCATGAGCGCGCCGGACGGCTCCTTGTAAGGAAGCGGCATTATGGCTTGCGTGATAGGCATACCATTTGTTTTAACAGTTGCGCCTCCACCCGGAGGAACGCGGAAGATATTCGTATTCTGGCGTGCGCCCGTGTCCGCCATAAGGAAGCCGGGAAAATTGTTGTACATGCCAGCGTCAAGTAGCTCACGCCACGCAGCAGTGATAGCGTTAGTCGTATTGCCCAGAATATGAAGAAGGCCGATGTCATAGAAGCCCATCCCCGGCACAAAGGTGTATTTGACAAAGTTCTGCCGGGCAGTCGGCAACTCTTGATCGTCCTCATCGTAATTGCGAACGATGCTCAGGATTTCTTTGGTAGAAACATCAATCGTGACACGGTACGGAATTTCAAGGCCCGTTTCCTTGCCCTTGTAGCGATGCTCAAAGCCGCGAATATCAAGCTCGCAATAGCATTCATAAAGTTCACGGTCGCGGTCGTCCGGGTTTGTCACGGAAGGAGACAATCCCTGCTGGCTCATCTGCTCACGTTGAACGCTATCAAGCTGCACCGGCTTGGGTGTTGCGAGATCAACATCACGATACACGCCAAGGATTTGGAGACGCTTTACCGTGGAAGGACGCATAGAAACGCGATGCGTGATGCGCTTGGCATTGCGCAGATCGGTGGCTGAGTTGTTGACGATCAGATCGTCAGCATCAACGCTCTCCGACACGGGCCGGTTGCGCAGCGGGCAGAAGTAAACCTTCTTGAAAGAAGACCCGCCAAAACCAAGCATGAGCAACATGCGGTCGGTGTCGGGATAATACTCAGTGGCAATGCTGGTCAAATAGTGATTGAGATCGCGCTGAAGCGCATTCGCCATCTGGTCTTGTTGCAGCGTGGCGCGAGTAGAGTCATTCCTGATCTTTACCGGGCCATCGGTGGGAAGAAGCTCTGATCGCGCGTTGGCTTGAAACCGAAGCACAGATTCAAGCAAGAGCGGATGTCGGACCTTTGACATGCCCTCGACCGGCGCGCCGTCAGACGCCCCAGCCAGACCGGGGATTTCAATTTTAAGTCCCAAGAGCTTGATGCCTTGAGCCCGATCTTCAATCCACTCCTTGCGGCTATCCAAATCGTCTTGGATGCCTTTCATCAGGTCAGCAGAGATGCTAGAAAGCTCGGCGCTATCAATGTCATCAACCAGATTGTCAAACCAGCCGTCGCCTTCGCGCTTGCGGGCAGATTCAATCGGTCGGCCATCAAGAGAAACAGAGATAGAACCATCGGCATGTTCAATCTTCAGAACATTGCCTTCAATATCGGTCTCGGGACGGTCTTCGCCACCACTGTTGTCATACTCAATAATTACGTCGGCCTGCTCTGGCAGGAGGGCCTCTTCAGGGCCAGCCTGACGGATGTTTGGCATAAGACCGGGCGTAAGCGGCATGACTAATCCTCTTCGGGGCCAAGCTGCTCCATCTCTTCCACGAAGCGGCGTATGCCCTCTTGGGCTGCAAGTGTATCGGATTTTGCTTGGATTTCATAGTGACGCACATAGTCGTAGGGCTCTTTGCCCCAGACCTCCACCTTAAACTTGCCCATGCTGAACACGGAAGGCGGAATTACGACATCTACGATTGCTTGGGCAAGGACCCGGCTCATTTTTCACCTTAAACTACGCTGGATACAGCGGTTGCCACGTATTGTTGCCTTGGAAAGTCATATTTGCCTCGGCTTCGGCTGACCATTCCGCGCCACGGACCAGAACTCCGGTGTCACGGAGGTGCCGCATCGCCATTGAGACGGTATCAACCAAGTCATCGTGCTTTCCTTTCGGAAATTGGCCGACTTGGGCGATCACCATTTCCGCCCATTGCTTATTTGGGGCAAAAATCATGTTTTCGGCAAACAAATGTTGAACGGAGTACAGTCTGGCGACCTTATCTTGGCCTTTTGGGTCAAACAAATGCACTCCAAACCGCTCAAAACCGTACAAACGACGGATTTCTTGGGCTACTGAGTGGCCTGCGGCCTTATTTTCAATGAGCAGCGTGTCAACTTTGAACTTCCGACAGCTATCTGACACCCGTGACACAAGGTCATGTAGCTCATAACGCCCCTGCCAAGCATACATGAGCATGACTCTGGGGTGGCTTTCGGCAAATGAACGCTCATCACCGCCCAGAACCTTGACGTTTTGGGCTACAACGTCACCTGAGAACACGCCCCAGATGGTAAGAGCGGACGGATCGTTCTCTGTTTTGGTGGTGTAGGCGGTATCCAGACAGGCGATGATGAGTTCCATGTTGGGATAGATGCTGCTGTCCCATGGTTGCCACCATTCGCGCTTGATAATGCCACCGCCTTTGGGCTCAGGACGCTGCTGAAGCTGTCCAGCAGAAGCCCAAGGCCCAAGCTGGCGCTCAAGAACAGCGACTTCAGGCTCACCAAAGCGTTCGGGCCAGAGAAGAGCGCCTTCGCGGTCCTCTAATTCCACCTGTGCCTCTGGAGAGATGGGTATTCTTTCCCCGTCACCGGTGACTTCAATGAGGGGCGTGCCATCGTCTGTCAGGCCACGGGGATCGTGCCAGCCGATGGAGGTATAACTGTGGCGCTGCCATTCATATCTCATTGGCAAGCAGAGGTGGGTCCACTCTCCTACGTCTTTGGAGAGGATGTGTCCGGTGAGGTCTTGTTCTGAGAGCCTCTGCTGAATGACGATAAACGCGCCCGTTTTGGGGTCATTGAGGCGGGTGGAGAGCGCCGAATCCCACCACTCAATCGTGGACATGATGGTTGCTTCGGAGAACGCTTCTTGGGCTGCGTTAGGATCGTCAACCACGATAATTGAGCCGCCTTCGCCGGTGAGCGCAGAACCAACAGACGTGGAGAGGCGCGAACCGTTTTTGTCATTGTCAAACCTAGTCTTGGTGTTCTGGTCGCCGGTTAGCTTGAACCTGTCGCCCCAGCGGGCTTGATACCACGGGCTTTCAATCAAGCGGCGGCATTTGACGCTATCACGAAGAGAAAGCTGCTGGGCATATGAGGCATGAAGGAACTGAACGCCCGGTCCAGACGTTGGGGTAAGCCACGGCTGCGCCCAGACCCAAGCCGGGAAAGCAACGGAGGTTAGAGACGACTTGGAACACCGGGGCGGGATATTGATGATAAGCCGGCGGATGTCGCCGTCAGCTACAGCTTGCAGATGTTCAGCTACAGCTTGAATAGGCCAACCATCGGTGAATGGCACGGAGTCTATGTGCTGCCATCCAGCTTTGAGAAACGTATAGAGATCGTCCTCACAGTCCGTGGCGTCTAGCTGAAGAAGCTGCTTGTCTATGTCAATCTTAGCGCCGTCAATTTCCAGAAACGCCACGGCTACCCCCTGTCAATAATCTGACGCTACCCATAGGAACCCAACCCCCGCCAGAAGGGCGGTTAGGATGAATATAAGCTCAGGATTTGCCATTTGCTTGCTCTAAAGCGGCCTCCAATTCCCTGATACGGGCGGCGAACTCCCACGCCTTAGCAGAAGCAACCTCCCGGCTGTGGCGTTCTTCAGCAAGCTCACGCTCTAGCGCCTCTATGCGGAGCCGGGCTTCACGGAGCTTCGCCATAGACGCTAAATGGTTCTGATACAGCTTGCGGTTGCTTTCATTGGCTATATCTGCGCGCGTATTCATGGCGTCCACCCATCTGGAACTTGACGTATAAAATACATTAGCTTGTGCTTATTTTTTTCCGCATACCTAAAAGCATCTTCTAGGTCTTCAGTCAGTTTGGAGACTGGTTCGCCGTCATCTTCTAGGATGACAACCGTGTACATAGGCGTATCTGTTATTACCCAGTGGGCCTGTTTGTTGATCCATTCAAATATGGTTTTGTTTGTGACGGCCATATCAAACTCCTATCTATTGACTGACTTCATGATGCAGTAGGCGTTGCCTTTCACCTCTTTGCCGTTGTCATTTCGCACGACCATGTAGCCGCGACCAGTGTCGAGGTCCACGACGAGCGTGACATTCGCCTCAGCGCCAATATGCCGGATCACGCCGAAGTCCTTACCGTTCTCCTGCACTCGGCTAGAGAACGCTTCTCGGTGCTTTCCGTCATCAAATGTGACAAAGCCTTTGCTCTGATGGATGGCGTAGAAAAACTTCTCGCCATTATCGAGCGTGCAGTCGCCTGTAGACCATGACTTGGCTTGGACTGTGACAATCATAGTAGCTGCAACCAGACTATTAACTATCACCATGTCATCCCCCTATATGCCAGACCCGGAAAAGGGGACCCCAAAGGGACCCCCTCGCCAAAGGGACCCATCAAGGGGACCCACTACCCTCCCCCCTGTTCTTCCGGGCAGACTTACCCGCCCGAACAGCAAGGGCACGGTCCAAGGCAAAGCTCCGCTTCTCCGCAGACACACTCTGCCCGCCCTTCTTGCCAGCCCTACTGGCGAGGGCCTTATCCTTGCTAAAGCTCCTGCTCTCAGCCTTAACAGCCCTACCCCCCTTAGCCGCAATCATCCGCCTCCTCTCAGGGTCCATAGATGCAAAACCCTTCAACGCCTTCTGTCTACCCTCAGTCATGGTACACCCCCATAAAGGGGACCCTTATACTCTAGCCCGGTTGTATAGTCAAGGCCGGTGGGGACCCAAAGGACCCATAATGGGTAGGGGGACCCATGGCTGAGTTTTGGGGGGAATTGCGGGGAGGGGAAGAGGACCCTAAGCCACCCCGGCCTTTTTCCCACAGGGGGGTTGGGTGGTTGGTTTCAGGGGACCCTTTTGCGAACGCTTCTCATTTGCATCTGCCATGGCCCCGCCCATGGTTAGCTTGTCCTAAGCATTGGCAGTTGAGAATGCTTCTCATTAGCACTTGCCATTGTCCAGCCCGCGCTAACCTTGGCCGACGCTATGGCATGACATAGCCCACGCCCACAGTTACGCTCATTGTCACGCTACATGCTATTGATAATCATTCGCAATGTGCCACGGCGTGCCACGCCCCGCCTTGACCTTGGCGCTATATAAACCCCGTGTTTTGGCATATAGGGCCGCGCTTAAGACGGGCGGGGAAAGCCCAAAATGGGCGGCCAAACCCAAAATGAGCAGAACAAAACGTGAATTCGCGCAGGATGCCACGCGCCGGGGGCGTCCGCTATGTCTGATAGGGGAAAGCGCCAAGCCAGCCAGCGGGCTTTATAGGGGCTTCTAGGGCTATGTCGGGACGTTGACAGGCTAGCCGTCTATGGCGGGGCGTGCGGCCAGTAGCAATTGGCGCAATTTGTCCCGTTGTTCCGGGTCCAGCGCGCGGGCGTCCAGCGTTAGGCTGTTATTATTCACCGTGACACTAGGCGGCGGGGCTTTGCTTTCCGCATATGCGCCGGGATTGAGTCTTTCGGCGTACCATTTGAGGGAATCCGTCACAAGCCTAGCCGCGCCAACCATAGCAGAATCAATCGGTTTCTCCGACGTGGGGTCCAGCGCAAGGGCCATGAGCTTTTGGGGGACGGCCAACGCCTCCCCGAACGCCCAATCTGCCAAGGCTTGGCGCGCGCGTGCGTATAAAGCGCGCCGTTTGACGCCTTCTTCTCCCTCCTCCTCCAACCATCCCCGGAAAGTACTTCCCGCCAGTCCATGCGCCGCCAATGACTCTTTCAGGGGAATCCCGTTGGACATGTCATCGCATATGGCGTTGAAGCGTTCTTGCGTATATGTGCTTTTAGGTCCCCTCTTTCCCATAGTCTTTTCTAGCCCCCTGTCCCTTTCCGCTTTTATGGCAGGGACAGCCGCGCCAAGAATTGCGCGCCTTTGAGCGTCAGACGCCTTCACCGGGGGAAGCGGCTTAGTCAATTCCGCCGCCACGCTGGCCGGGTCCAATCGGACCTTCCCCTTATTGCGTCCCGCCATTTGTCACGCCCCCTGCTATTCCATGCCAAGCGCGCCCTTGGCCCTTGCGTCCCGGCGTTCATATCCCCGCCAAGAAACGCCCAAAAAGAATTGCCACGCGGCCCGCCTTTTCAACGCAAGCCCATGATAACACAAGGGAACCGCTTTCCCGCTGGCACATTTGCCATGCAATGCCATTTCATGTTATGAGAATCGGGCGCGCCCGCTATGCGCGCTTTACTGTCACGCTAACGATAGGAAATAGAACATGACAACCGCAACGCTCCCCCGCTTGTCCGCCGCCGCCCGGTCCGCGCTCCGGTCCGCTCTTACGAGTCATCCCGATTGGGATTCCTATCGGACCCGCCTTGGCATAACGGCGGCGGACTTGCGCATAGACACCATGGCGCAAGCGGCGCACGCCCTTGGCATAGACGTTGAACGCTTGGCGGCGGACTATGCCAACGGCGCAACATGGCCGCATGACTCCGGCGCGGTCCATAATCTTCGGATGCGTTTTATAAACGCCTCGCACCAAATGGACGCCCGCCCCCGTGAATTGGCCGAATCCATCTTTGCCACGTCCAGCGCGAAACAAGCCGGAAACATGACGGCGCGCCAATTCGTGACGATTGAGTCCATTTGTCGGGAAGCGGAAACGGGGGAATCCTCTTTCCGCCGCCGCCGCCGTTCCAATCGGACGGGCGGCCATACGGGGGACGCTGAAAAGGAATACATGGACGCCATGCGCGCGCAAAAGGAACAAGAAGACGCCGACGCCCGCGCCAAAGAATTGGCGAAAAGTTTCTATTTCGCGCGCGCTGGCAATGAGGAGTCCGCCGCCCGTGACAATGCCACGGCGGACGCTATGAACGCCGGGACCGCCCCGCCGCCGCCCCCGAAGCCCGCCCCCGTGACAAGCGGCGCAGCGGACCTTGCGGGCGCAATCGCCGCCGCTATTCAAGCGGCCCTTGCCAATTCCATGAACGCGGACGCAATCGCCGCCCTTGTCGACTCGCGCATCGCGGACGCGCTTGCGGGCCATGGCGCGGGGACTCTCAAGGTCCAGTTGACGGACACAAGCGGAAACGTCCGCGCGACAACAGGGCTTGTCCATAAATCATTCGGGGACCTTGTGCGCATCGCCGCCGCCCGCAAGGCGGACGGAAAGCCCGTCAATATATGGCTGGCCGGTCCCGCCGGTTCTGGCAAGACTCATGCGGGCCATGCGCTGGCCGATTTATTAGGAATACCCTTCTATGGCATGGGCGCGAAACAGACCGGATTTGACGTGCTAGGCTATCGGGACGCGGGCGGCGCATATCACGGGACGCCATTTCGCCAAGCCTTTGAGCATGGCGGAGTCCTTCAACTGGACGAATTGGACTCGTGGGATAATGAAGCGTGCATGGCCCTGCAATCGGCCATTGCAAACGGCTTTTGCCAATTCCCCGACGCTATCGTCCCCCGCCATGCGGACTTCCTGCTAATCGCCGGGGCCAACACTTGGGGCCATGGCGCAACGGCGGACTATGTTGGCCGGACTAAACTGGACGGGGCGTTCCTAGACCGTTTCGTCAAGCTTGATTGGACCTACGACGAAACGCTTGAGTCCGCGCTTTGCGGAAACGCTACATGGGCGGCGCGCGTCCAGCGGGCCCGCGCCAAGGCGTCCGAAGCGGGACTCAAGGCCATTATTTCCCCGCGCGCTTCTATTGACGGGGCCGCGCTCATTGCGGCGGGTTTCACGGCGGACCGGGCGGCGGAATTGACCTACTTGGCCGCGCTTTCCGCCGATCAACGCACCATTGTGGGGGGCTAACATGAGAATCTTTGCACGTCCCGTTCCCGCCGTTGTGGCCGCTGAAATTGGCCGAAAAGACGCCGTGACTCATTATGTCCTTGCGGACTCCCTTTCCGAAATGGCCGACGCGGCCATGGCAAAGGGCGTCCAGCAAGGCGGCGCGTCTAAATGGAACGGCGGGCTAGACCTTCCCGCCGCTTGTCGGACCATGCGGACCGGGGACCTATCATTTGTGGCGCGGTCCGACGCCTTGCTGGCCCGTTTCGAGAAATTCGCCTTCGCCGCCCCGACTAAAGCATGGCGGCGGGACGTGGCGGGCGCGGTCCCGAACGTCCCGGCGTTCATAGCGGGGAATCCCCAAGCCATGCGCCGCCGGGTCCGCCTTGTCTCCGAAGCGGCCCCGCTGGCCGTTGTGGTGGATTTGACGACTAGCAGCAACATAGAAGCGCGCGACATAGAACGGCGCGGGGCGGCGATTCTGGCCCTTGTCCGCGTGCTATCGGCGCGCCGTCCCGTGGAATTATGGGCGGGCGCGTTCACGGGCGCGGACGGGGACAAAAATGGTTGCGCCATGTTCGCGCGAATTGATACGTCCCCGCTGGACCTTGCGCGGGCCGCGTTCGCGTTTGTCTCCCCCGCTTATCCCCGACAAGCCCTTTATAGCCTAGCCCGCTCTTTCGGATTCGCCGGAAACTGGCCCTTTAAATCACATACCGCTTCCCGCCATTTTCTGGACGATTTAATCCGGCCCGCCTTCCCCCACGTCGGGGACGTGCTAGCCCTCCCCGCCCTTTATGCAACTGACCTTGCGGCGCGGGACCCTGAAACGTGGATTGCGGAAACGCTTGCCACGCTGGACGCCCGCGCCGCCGCTTAGACCCCACGCCGGGCCCGTCCAGCAAGGGCGGGCCCCACGGGGGGCCGCAAGCCCGCCAACGCCCGCCGCTATCGGGCCAACGCAAGGAGTCACGCTATGGACATTCGGACGCTTTCGGATTTTCGCCGCGCTATGCGCGCTGGCCCCTACGCTTGGCCGGGGGGCTATCCTGTTTATTTCGTCACGGCGGACGGGGCCGCGCTATCGTTTCAAGCGGCGCGGGACAATCGGCGCGAAATATTGGACGCCATAGCATCAGACGACAACGGCGGGGGCTGGCGCGTTGTCGGGGCGGACTTAGCATTAGAGGGGCCGCTATTCTGCGATCATACCGGCCAGCCGATTGAAACGGCATATGGGGACGTTGACTCCGATTGAGTCCCGCGCCGGTCCGGTCCCCGCCAAGGGCCGGACCCACGGGGGACTCAATGTCCGCCCCGCCCGCCGCTATCGGGCGCAACGCAAGGAGTCACGCTATGCAAACAGGGAACAAGCCCCGCCCGCTTTTCGCCGTGGGGGACGTGGTAGCAACGCCCGGCGCAATGGACGCGCTGGACGGGGACCGCGCCTTAGCCGTCATGCTCTTGCAACGCCATATGTGCGGCGATTGGGGGGACATATGCGCGGACGATAGGGGCGCGAATGAAGCGGCCCTTCGCCACGGGTCCCGCTTAATGAGCGTTTACAATCTATTCGGCGGCGCGACCATATGGGCTATCACCGAAGCGGACCGAAGCGTGACAACGCTTTTGACGCCGGACGAATACTAGCCCCGCCAAGGGCCCGTCCTGCCATGCGCGGGGCGGGCCCGCCATTACTAAACCCAAGCCATAGACTATTGCCAAGCTCGTGACAACCATGGGCGTGACAATAGATGCTTGACCTATGCCATGACACGAGCTTGGCATTACCTAGCCCGCTGGCGGACGCGCGCGCCCCAACCGGCGGACCGACTTGGTTGGTTGGTTGGTTAAACCGACTTGGTTGGTTGGTTGGTTGGTTGGTTGGTTAAAATAACTTGGTTGGTTTGGTTGGTTGGTTGTTGACACATGGCAGATTGCCATGTATGGTTGGTTACGGTCCAATATACCGGAGAAAAGCAATGAACAATTTACCTTCTAGCATCGCAGACCTGTGCGGAATCATGATGAACGCCGCACCAAAGCCGGAGTCCGAGCGCGTGAAATACGACAATCCAATCCAATGGACCGAAGAAGGAGACGGGACATTCACCCTTACCTATTTCGGCAAGGTGGTTGGTTGGATGAACAAGACCAAGCTGGACCATCGCGAAGGGAACGGTTATCGCGCCGTGTCATTACATGGAAACGTGCGGCTGTGTTGGTCACAGAACATGGCAAGGGATTGGCTGCTAGAGCAATACCACTAGCAGCCATGGTTGAGCGTGACAGACTTGGGGGCTTCGGCCCCCCTTTTTTTATTTAACCACCGACAACCTTGGGCGCGGGTTGTTAGCCTCACGCACAAACACGTCATTCCAATCCTCGCCAGCAATGGTTGGAATCTTTACCTCCACCTTGCGCTTGAATTGAACCTCCAAACGGTTGGCAAGGTGATACGCCTTGGCCTGTCCTGTATAGCTCGTGTCATTGTCACCAAAAACATAGACCTCCTCAGCAACCTCCGGCGGAACCCACTTGGACAACAGATTGCCATTCACACAAGCCCAAACTGGCATGTCAAACATGAGCGCGGCGCTGATGGCAGTCTCAATCCCTTCAGCCACGCCCATGCGGGCTTTGGCAGGGGCCAATCGGATCGCGCAGCCATCTGGCAGCTTCCCCGGCATGACTTTTTTGGATGGTTCCACCTTGGCTTTGTTGCCGTCATGGTCAAGTAATGTGATGTGAACATTCACAGCCTTGTCTGTATGCGTGATAATCTTAGCCAGCATAGCTGGTTTGCGGTCATATTCTCGGATCGCATTAGACGGCCACAGACAGCCAACACGTTGTGACAGGTACCTGCAAACCGGACCATCCAAAACGGGCGTCCTACCCCCCTCCCAAGCCCGGCGAATGGCATTGTATTGGTCCACTTCTGTCTGGTTGATTGGTTTACGTGTATATTGCTGGTCAAGTCCTAGCAATATCTCCATAGCCTTGGCTATTTGGGAATATTCCTTACCCGTCACCCTCATGGCAAGGTTAAAGCCGTCGCCCGCCCCGCATTGGTTGCAGATGAAGCCGCCGTCTCCGTTCTGGTCATCAAACCTGAAACGGTCCTTGCCATGACAGATTGGGCAAGGGCCGTGCTTGTTGACAAGAGCTTGAGCGTTTACTCCCAGCGCGGGCAAGATCAGACGCCATTGACCACGCGCCGCCAGCTTCAGATCGTGGCTCATGCGGCTTGCCCCGCCGCTTGCTGTTTCGCCTTAGCCTTGGCCTTCTTGATGTTGTAGTGCCTGATCCATGAATCGACCTCGTATGTCACCGCCCTAGCGTGAACCTTCAGCAGTGACGTGTCAGGGCCAACCTTAAACTTATCTTTGTATGCCCAGTACGCCCAGCCGGGCTTGTATCCCCGAAGATGAGCGTGCAGCAGGAGTTGGCTGTACCAGTCCTGCTTCTGCTCCATGGAATACTTCTCAATCTTTTGTTTTTTGCCCTTGGTGATCTCAAACAACTCGCCGTCATCCACTTCCACGTTGGCGGTCGGCTTGGGCTCAAACCCGCAGGATGGACAGACGCGCACCTTGGGCGGTTTCAGGAAGGCGCAGGACGGGCACTCTTTCGGCAGGATCACGCGCTTCTCAACGGTTGTGGTGTTCTTTTGGCCGTCATGGAGTTTTGCGTGGTGGATGTCCGTGACAAACCCAAGCCGCAGTGTCGTGTCACTATGGTCAAGGATAAGGCAATGATCTTTCCCCGGCGCAGTCCGCAATCCGCGTCCGATCATCTGCGTGTACAGGATTTCGGATTTGGTTGGCCTCGCCAGAATGATGCACCGCACGTCGGCGTCAAACCCAGTCGTCAGCACGCCCACGTTGCAGATGATCTTCGTCTCGCCAGTTTTGAATCGCTCAAAAGTACCGCGACGATCTTCATTCGGCGTAAACCCGTCCATGTACTCGGCTGTCACCCCAGCCTCTTGGAACCGGGTGCAGATATGGGCGGCATGAACGCGGTTAACCGCGAAACAAATCGTCGGGCGGTTGTCAGCGCGTTTCAGCCACGTTGTCACGATGTCGGCTACAAGCGCAGACTTATCCATTGCCTTGGCTAGACCTTGGATTTCATAATCCCCTGCCACGGTCTTGACCCCCGCCAGATCAGGATGGGCCGGGGCAAAGGTGCGGAAGTCTGACAGGTCGCCAAGCCGGATAAGCTCCGAAGTCGTGGTTGCCACGATCAGATCGTCCCAGCGGCCCTTTGCCCCCATGCCCCTAGACCAAGGCGTAGCGGTCAGGCCAATAAACGGCACATTGGTCCAGCGTGAATCTTTCATCCAATCATCGTACAGCTTGAACATGACATGGCACTCGTCCACGATCACCAAATCGGCGTCAGGGATTAAACGCCTCGCCAGCGTTTGAACCGAACAGACCTGCACGGGCTGATCGCGGTCAGTGAGTTCGTGCGCGCCCTGCATGACGCCAACCTCAGTGATCCCGTTCTGACGGAAACGCTCGACAGTCTGGTCAATCAGGCTGATGGCGGGAACGGTGAAGATCACGCGCTTGCCCTTTTCCCTCGCCATACGGACGATAGCAGCGGCGATCACGGTTTTGCCCGCCCCAGTCGGAGCCTGAACCACGGGGCGCTTGCTCCCACGGCCAAGAGCGCGCTTCAGTTCATCAATCGTATCTTTCTGGTATAGTCTCAGTTCCATTGTCTAGCTCCAGTCCTATATAGTACTCTACCTACTAATATCAGTTCCCTATCTGGCGAGGTATGAGTCCAGTGTGTTGTCTGGTTCCCATTACTGTTTCTATGTGACTGTGAGTCACCACCCTAGTGTCTATAAGTCACTACCCCCCACGACCTTCAGCTTGGGCTTTTCAACCAGCTTCAGCTTGTACATATTGCTTGTGAAATGATTGTCCTTGATGCGCTGTTGAACGTCTATCAACCCAAGCTCTCTGAGCTTCTTCAAGCACCGGACAACATGGCGGCGGCTTATCCCAGCCTCACGCGCAAGGGTTGCCATTGACGGCCAGCACTCACCAGAAAAGTTTGCCTTATTGGCGAGGACCAAAAGGACCATTTTGGGTAGGGTCGGGGCTTGTTGAGCAGCCGCCCAGCGCATAGCGTCAAATGACATTTTACCACTCCAGTTCGGAGCGGGTTGCAATTCTCACGATTTACGGTATAAACAGGATCGTCCAGACCGAAATCGCGGCTCACTCCCCGCGTTTCATTCCGAAGCCCGAATGGTTCCTGCCGTTCGGGCTTCATCTTTTTAGACTACCCTATTCAGGCGTAGTAAGCAACTCTAACGCCTTGATAACACTATATGGTATGCGGCTTTCCCCCGATAACCACCTATAGAGAGTCCGCTCATTAACGCCGAGATAATCGGTCACTTCCGCATAGGTGTTGCCAGTTTTGTTCACCAATTCGCGGAGGTATTCCATTTCATCTTTTTGCTGTTTCTTCACGTCTATTCTCCATGACATTTTGTCAGGTTACATGGCATATTGTCATATTTTTAGCGACTTTGAGAAGCCCTTAACGCATCTTTAATCTTTTTTTCATGGGCCTGTAGCCACTTCAGCGTCTCAAGCGCAGCCGTTAATTCAGGTAGCCACGACTCTTTTGTCTCAAGCGTGCTTGGGTCGCGCTTCTTCTTGCTGACAAGCTCACGCAGAATATCAATGTGACCGCGCAAGTTCACCACAGCACGCTCTACAGCGGACACTTGAATATCCAGCGGAACCTTCATCGTCTGCCTACAAATGTGGTTGGACCGGTTGAGTTCTGGTCAAACAGATACCAGCAGCAGTTGTCCATGCCAGTATTCTTTGACCCCTCAATCCACTTCACCCTGCCAACAGACACGATCATGCGGCAGACTTCCAAATGCGCTCTGGCTTGACCTGTGTGCATCCAGTCGGCGTCAAACAGCAGCCATGTAGGCCGCAGCCGTGAACACCGCTCAATAATCTGATGCAGCACGGGCCGATCCCATGGCGGGTTCGTGATGATGAGTTCAGCCCCGTTCAGGTCTGACTCCTCAATCCATGAAGCGTCATGCTGGCGAATACCCGATGCCAACGGGCGCACGTCAAAAGCTGACACGCAGCGCAGGGAATGGTTCTCCAGATGCCCGGCCAACACACCCGCGCCAGCGCAGGGCTCGCAAAACGTCTGACCCCGTGTCAGGAACGGGACCAGAGCCATGACAGCCGACGCAGGAGTTGGGTAGTACGCAAGCGGTTTATGCTCAAAGTCTGATCTTTTACCCATGACCAAATTTCCTCAAAATAAACCTTATATTTGTAGGAGTAACCCCAAACTTCCTTGCTATTGCCGACTTATTCATTCCAGAAACAAATAAATTTACAATTTCACCATGTAACTGAGCTGAAATTTTTTCTTTACCGTTACCAATTCTGGGAGAGCGTGTTCTCAACTTTATTGCCGCATCGTGCATGTTATCATTGTGACTTCCAAACCATAAATGTTTTGGATTGCAGCAGCTTCTATTATCGCATGTATGAAGACAATGTTTTGAATCTTCAAAATTTTCACAAGAAATCGCCATCGCAACTCTATGTGAGGCCGCAACTTTTCCGTATTTGCCACCAATTTTAAAATTACCATAACCAAGTTTGTGTTTGGAACCTGTCCAATTCCAACACTTATCTTCTTCTGCAATATTAACTTTTGACCAAAACCTATTTATATCTTTTTCAAATAAACTAATCCCCATAATCATAGTTTTGCTCATGATTTCCTCCCTAGCTTGGCCCGCTCAAAGTCAGACCGTTTGCCCATCTTTCCCCTCCAGCGCAGCGCGGGCGTTCAAAACATCAACCACGATCTTCTGCGAAGCATCATCCTTGATGTATTCCTCAAACGTCACGCCCTCCATGCCGACGACGGCGGCGGCATAATCACAGATGGCCTTCTCAAGCTCCTCTATGCGGTCGGCTGCCTCATCGCACCGATAGTTGTTGTGCCTGCTTGAGGCTTCTCTCAACCATTTCACAAGATCAGACATTTTTCCCCTCCAGCACTTCATTCAGGAAAGTGTTTAAGGCCATGGCATAGTTTGCCGCAGGGATTCCGTCAGGTCCGTCCTCAATGTCAATGTACTGGTCAATGAAGGCGATGGCGGAGGTCAGCGCCTCCTCCAGCATCTCAATGCGGTCGGCAGCAGTGGCAAATATACTTTTGTCCGTCACGCCATATGACTGAGCGATTTCCTCTCTAGCACGGAGCTTTCCTATAAGATCATTCATTCTGTGTCTCCATCATGCCATTAGGACTTTGTATTCTTTACGCTCATTCTTGATCCAGTTTTCATCTGCGTTCACAAACATAGGCGGTATAAAAATCTTCTTCACCTCTGCACGCCCCTCGCCAACACGCTGGCGGCGAATATGCCCACGGCGAAGATGAGGGCGCTTTTTCGCGCCTGTTCCTAAATTGCCGCCACTATACGTCTCAGTAATCTTCCCTATTCTGATTGTAGTCGTGTACTCAGAGCTTTGAGCGTCTTGTCGTATTCTCTGAAACTTTCCACGCAAACTATTCTCTGTAACTTTCTTGTCGGCGTTTGGTGTTGCCAGAAGGACAATCAATATCTCGAACAGACGACCCCCTACATGACGACTGACTTCTTTAAGCTGCTTTGACATGCCGACCTCAGCAAACCAGTTTATATCTTTGGCGCGGTCAAATTTAATACCAACAATAGTTCCGAGAGGATTGTTTCCCTCCCGCTGCAAATCAGATGAGAAATAAAAGAACAGCTCCATATCTTTTGCTGACCAATATCTGTTTAAGTCTTCAGCACCATCTTGCCCGTATTGGCTTACATATTGTTTATCCAACATCATTTTAGCAAGGAATGAAGACTTCACCGTTATGATGAATTTCTCAAACGGCGGATAAAATATATCCATTTCCCACATATCTCTTGCGGTGGCGTCAATGTCATCAAGACTGATTGAGTCAAATATGTCAGGCGTTAACCTGAACATTTGAGCTACCTTCTCCATCAGTTATCTCCTCTATAATCAGTTTGCATTGCGGGCCGTCCTTGACCCAACGCCCTTCCAGCCATTCACATTTGCTATCGTCTACAATCCCAGCGGACACCAAACAGTCGGACGCCGCCTTGAACAAGTTATCCAGATCGCGCTTGCGCTTGTCAGGACGCACCACAAGCATCGTGAGTTTATATGCTCCCTCAAACTTGACCGACTTGGCCTGTACGCTGACTTGCCAGATTGCGGGTGTCCGCCAAGCCTCATACTTGGGCGACCGATAGACTGCGCCTCCCTTACCTGTTCTCCACAGGCGGTTCATTGACGGGGGCAGCGGCAGTATCAGTTCCAACCTTTTCACGGCGATCCTCCAAAGACCGCGCCAGAGCAAAGGCCACAGAAGCCTCTGTTGTCTGCAACGCCCGCGCAATATCAGCCGTGTTCATGCCACGGTCAAACATTTGCAGGATGAGACGCTCGTCATCAAACAGGTCCGGCCTAATCAACTGGCGCGGCAACCCCGTGAGGTCAGACACCTTATTGATGTGTTTAAGCGGAACCCTGTGCCAGATCGCCACCGCTTGACGGCTAAGACCTAGTTTGAGTGCGAGTGCGCCCACGCCGCCAGCGGCAGCAAAGACGTTCATAAGTTCGGGTGATCTTTTGTTCATGCTCTGGACAATAAATCGCAAAAAAAGACTTGTCAACCCTTGCGGCCTGTGAGATAAGCATTATGTCCCCAATACGGACGGAGATGAACCATGGCGTACCAACCCAACTACTATTTCATTGAAGAATACCAAATCCCTTCAATGCCCAGCATCATGATCTACGACACGCATCTCGACATTGAAGTTGATTTTGACGGCGAGTGGTACATTGAGAGTGTCGCAATGCGCGACAACAAGGATAAAGTTGTTACCTTCAAGAAAGGTGACTGGCTGTTTGACCTGTTAGTCAAAAACATCTACGATGACCATCGTATGATGGATGCTATCTCTGAAGAATGTAAAGTCTGATAATCTTATAGGAGCGATACAATGAAAATGTCCGACACCATCACTGAGCTTGCTGGCGCACTTGCTAAGGCACAAGGCCAGATTGATGACGCCTCTAAGGCCTCTGAGAATCCCTACTTCAAGAGCAAGTACGCTGATCTTGCAGCCGTGCGCGCTGTGATCCGTGAGCCTCTTGCCAACAATGATCTTGCTATCATTCAGGCTCCGCGCACTGTTACAGGCGGCGCAGAGGTTGAAACCATGCTCGTCCACAAGTCTGGCGAGTATATCTCTGAAACGCTGTTTATGCCTGCGGGAAAGGCTGATCCTCACGGGTACGCCAGCGCGATCACATACGCTCGCCGCATCGGCATCATGTCTCTGCTCGCTCTTGCCAGCTATGATGATGACGGCAACACTGCGGTTGATTCTGTGAAGGCGCAACCTGTTCAGAAGAAGCCCAGCGCAGACATTATTGCAGCCGCCAACAAAGCTGCAAAGGAAGGCACAATCGCCCTTACGGCGTGGTGGCAGTCATTGTCCAAGGAAGAGCGTTCCTTGATTGACAATGAGACTGTTAAGTCCCTCAAGGCTGCGGCCAAAGAAGCGGATGGGCTCCAATGAGCAAGATGGGCGAAGTTTCTTTTGAGGCGAATACCTCAAACACGATGCTCCGCGCGTCGCATCGGATTGCAGAATTGGAAACCATTCTGCAAGAGCTGCTCAATGAGGTGATACCTGACTACATGCGCGACTCCTCTTCCATTGTTCGCAATGCGGAAGCTATCCTTGAAAGGGAGTGGTGATATGGACCAACGCACAGAAGAATGGTTCACCGCCCGCCTTGGCAAGGTGACAGCCTCACGCATCTCTGACGTCATGGCTAAGACCAAGAGCGGCTGGGGCGCAAGCCGAGCCAACTATATGGCAGAACTCATCGTGGAGCGTCTGACGGGTCAGAAGGGGGACTCCTATCAGAACGCCGCGATGATGTGGGGCACGAACACGGAACCGCTGGCCCGCGCCGCGTATGAGGCGCACAGGGGGGTGCTAGTGGAAGAAACCGGGTTCGTGCCCCACCCGTCCGGGGCAATGACAGGGGCCTCGCCAGACGGTCTGGTGGAAGCTGACGGCCTTGTTGAGATCAAGTGCCCCAACACGGCTACCCATATTGACACGCTCATGTCAGATGACGCGCCGCCCAAGTATTTCGCCCAGATGCAATGGCAGATGGCCTGCACTGGCAGGGCGTGGTGTGACTTCGTGTCATTTGACCCCCGTATGCCAGAAGAGATGCAGTTGTTTGTTGTCCGCGTAGAGCGTGACGATACATGGATCACCATGGCTGAAGAATCGGTTCAAGAGTTTCTGTCCGAACTGGACGAGAAGGTTTCCAAGTTGAAGGAGAAATATAATGGCGTATGAGCTTCGGGATAACAGCGGGTCTATGTTCAAGAACACCCGCAAAGAGAACGACAGACAGGCTGACATGACCGGCGATGTCATGATTGACGGCCAGACCTATTGGATCAACGGGTGGCGCAAGGTGGATAAGAACGGCAACCCTTGGTACTCATTCTCTTTCAAGAAGAAGGAAGCCAGACAGAGCGCGCCGCAATCTGCACCGCGCCGTTCTGATGATGACACTGACACGATTCCCTTTTGACCATGGACGCGAATCTCCCTCTCTCAGAGCAGTTTCGTGTCATCGCCAAAAAGTGGGTTGATGCGGACGCTGCGGCCTCCATGCTGGAGGAAACCAAGTCTAGCGTGCTTGCTCAGATGATGGCGGGGCAGGGAGACATGCCTGTCAGCCGCGCTGAGATGAACGTCAAGGCTTCCAACGAGTGGCGTGAGTACGTCAAGAGCATGGTAGAGGCGCGTGAAAAGGCGTCTCTGCTCAAAGTCCAACTTGAGTATATCAGGATGCGTTTTCATGAGTGGCAATCCCATGAGGCCACCAAGCGCGCAGAAATGAAGCTATAGGAGATATGATATGAATGACCATGATGAAGAACTGGAACAGTTGAAGCAACTGATTGATGAGGTCAAAAATGGCCTTGAGGCGGCGGCAAAGGTCAAAAAAGTATCGGATCACATCATTAGTATTCTTGAAAATATTGACGAAGCCATGGCGTTAACTGTGGCAACCGTTGTTGCGGGCCGTGTCATTTCGTCCGTGGCAAAGGACTCAAATGCAGCAAAGGCTATGTCTGCAACCATGAGCTATCGCATTTATGAGTTCATTCAGGTGAGCTTGGACGATGAAGATGAAGATGAAGAAGAGCAAACGCTGCAATGAAGCGGGTGCGCATCACAACTAAGATGCGGGCTGACATTTTCATGCGGCACGGAGGTGTCTGCCACCTGTGCAGCATGAAAGTGGTACCCGGCCAAGAATGGGATGTGTCACATGAAATTCCCTTGGAGGCAGGCGGCTCTGACGATGCTAGTAATTGGCTGGTTGCCCATCGTAAGTGCCATAGGACTCATACTGCTACTGTGGATATTCCCCTAATCGCCAAAGTTAAACGCATACATCAACGCCATATCGGTGCCAAAAAGTCCAAAAGCCTTATGCCGGGCGGACGCGGCTCCAAATGGAAAAAGAAGATGGACGGGACAGTTGTTAGACGAAATGCAGATAACTGAATCTCATAAGAGGTTCTTAAAAAGACTGGATGAGTCGAGGCAATCCCTTTTTGTCATGGCCGCTTGGCTGCACAAGAAAGGGAGAACCGTGACAATTCCAGCTATCCGATATGCTCCCGAGCATAAGGATTTTCTGCAATACGTTGACGGCGGTGATCTTATCATAACCAAAGAAGACGGAACAGAAGCGGTAATTGAGGTGAAGCACCTTAAAAAGACCGACTTCACTGGCGCACATGACTGGCCGCACCCGATTGTGATTGTCTCCAACATTCACACCGTTGATCGGAACCGTGGCCGCGTAAAAACATACGTATTGATGAATAGGGCTATGACCCATATTGCTACGGTCAGAGCAGATGACATAGATAAATGGCAGATAAAAAAGATATTCGCGTCCAACACCCAGAAGGTTGAATCCTTCTATACATGCAGTCCTTCGGATTGCAGATTTCAATCTCTCATTGAGGAAAAGACATGAAGCTGCTCGTAACGATGAATATGCCTAGCGCGCAAGAGTATCTTGTCCACCAGATGACCGTAGATGCTAACTGCGACAGCTTAGAGAGTTTTCTGAAACGCCTGAATGATGAGATTTTCATTCAAGTGCGTCTTTACTATAAGCGCAAAAATCACATGACAGGAGAGACTACATGGGAAGATAGAGGTGATATAATCTTGAATACCGCTCATATCGGTAAAGTGCAGATATATTATGAAATGGAAAAGGACCAAACAAATGATGAACCATACGGAAATTCTGACAACCGCCGCCCACACGCTGAAAGAACGCGGCCAACAATACGGCTCCGTTGAGCTTTGCTTTGATCGCGCAAGCAAGCTGGCTTCTATTCGTCTGAACAGACACGTCAGCATGTACGACGTTGCGGTGATCCTTTCTTGCGTGAAGCAAGCTAGGCAGACAGAGAACCCCACGCTTGTTGATTCGTGGGTTGATGACGTAAACTATACGGCTATCGCTGGGCAGTTTGCTGCTGCTCAATTTGGAAACATTGAGGATGACATCGCCGCCATGGCAAGGCGGTACGCACCAAAACGGGAGAATACAAATGCGCCGACTGATAGCTCTAACAACGGCTACGGCTCTCATGCTAACCAGCCTGATACACCCGCTGGCGGCTGACGAATCGGCGTCAGACTTCTTTCGCAAGGATCGTGAATATTGGAGTAGGGGGCTTCGTGCCCCCGAAACTCCAACGTGGGCTGGCAAACTTGATCTTGGCGCTATGTCGCCAGACAAGGCTAAAGTCGCCGCCATGGTGGCTTCGGAAGCTAAGTCCGTCCTTGGCCAACAATACGTTCAGGATGCTCTCAGGCTGACGAAGCTGGAAAGCGGGTATCGGTGCCATGTTCTTGGTCCCAAAACCCGCCACGGGCGCGCTGTAGGCCCTCTGCAAGTGCTCCCCAGCAGTGCGGCGGCGTTTGGGATAAGCGCACATGACCTTCACAGGGATTGCAAAGCGCAGATCGCTGCCGGCATTCTGCATATGGAGAAGTGCATCTCTGTAGGGGCTAAGAGCTACAACCAGCTTGCGGCGTGTCACGTTGCTGGCTGGGGTGGTTGGAACAAGAAACTCAACCGGAAGGCCCAAGCCTACCGCGCCAAATATGTGCGTATGGCTCAGGCGTCCAAGGTGCCATCATGGGCAGGGACATTATACACATGGTAGAGACAGCAACATTCCTTGCACTTGTAATGCTTGGCTGCGTGACCGTCCTAGTTGTCATGCTTACAGGACTCCTGATCCTTATGGGTTGGGAGCTTATAGTGGAGAAGTGGAAAGACATTAAAAACGGATAACCTGATAGGTGATAAATGGTTACGGTTAGGCACGATCAAGAAACAGTTGATGTTATATTGAAGATGTGGGCTGACGATTGCACGGGCAGTCAAATCGCGCGTGTACTCAATATGACACGCAATGCTGTTATGGGGAAATTGGCTCGCTTACGCGCTCAAGGCTTGATTAAATACCGCGATCCCGGCCAGTGCAAAAATGCCAGCAAAGAAGAGCGTGCCATGCGGCGGACTCATGTTCCTCCGGGCATGAAGACCAAGAAGGACAAGCCGCTTCCGCCGTTGCCGCCAATGATTGATGGGGCACGACCTTTGAGGCTTATGGAACTAACGCCGGATTCCTGCCGATTTATTATAAATGACAGCAATAAGGCGTCAGACTTTATGTTTTGCGGTAGGCCCAAAAAAGGCAAATCCTACTGCGCAGATCATCACGCACTTTGCTATACGGCAGCTACTCCGAGACGCGAGCGTGGCAAAGTATTTAGGCTAAACCCGCGATATTCGGAGGTTAAATGATCCTGCAATTAAACCCGACTATTCCGCTGAACACACCAAAAGGCAAAGCTCTCGCCCACTTTCTTGTAGACTATGGAGCAGAGCATCACTGGTTATGGATATGCTTTCATGAGAATGGGGAGTGTTGGACATGGCAAAACAAGGACATAAGAGCGTTGGACAACCCGACTTTCGGTCGGAATATAAAGTCATCAAGTCCGGTTGGCACAATAGCTTTGGATGGTTGAGAAGGCCAGAGCAGGACGATACAGAGCAATGCTTATGGGCATATGAGGAGCCGGATGGGGACATACGCATGTCATCCGATCCTCGCCATGAAAAATGTGCTTATTTAGACTTATGGGAGGCCCCAGATGGGGAACGATTCTTCGCCTTCAGTAACGTGCCAAGAACCAAAAACAAAAAGCTATCACGATATTAAGCGTGAGGTTTGCGCCAAGTATGAGATCACTGTTGAGGAACTTGACGGTCCTCGCAAGTTTAAGAAGCTGGTCTTGGCAAGGCGTGAGGCGTGGTGGCGTGGCCGATATGAATGCAAGAAGGGATACTTATGGCTTGCATTTTATAGCGGCAAGAAGGATCATACTACGATCATTCATGGCGTTCGCCGTTATGAAGAAACGCTTTCAAGAGCTTCGCACCCACAGCGCGAAGGGCAGGAACGCAGTGTTCCTGTTTAATCAGGGCTAACTACTCGCCTCTGGTTTTCGTGGGAAACTGTCACAATGACTTGCCCCGGCTTCACGTAATGCGTAGCCGGGGCTTTTTGTCAGGGGATTTTAGACTTTAGCTCATTAACTTCGGCAGATAATTGCTTCACAGCGTTGATAAGCGCGTACACCAACTGCGAACTATCAACACTATAGAGCTGAGTCTGCTCTTTAGTTTGCGGATTTGTGTATGTATATGTGTTAACCATGTCTGAGAAATTCGTATTAAGAACTTCTTGAGCAATAAGTCCATAATACGTCACATTGTTATCTGGCGTTCCGTACATTCCATTATACTTGTACGAAACAAGATTTAGCTGACTTAAGTCATTCAAGCTCTTTAAGTAAGGAAGCTCGTCCTTTTTAGTTCTAGCGTCAGATGTTGCAAGCCAAGAGCCGCCACCGGGCTTATAAGCATCCATGGATATTGTTAAGCTAGATGAATCAACCGTCATTCTGGTTGATCCGGCAGTTGCAAACGTTAGAGTTGATCCTGCGTTGTAGATAGACGTGGTGCCTGTAAAATTAAGATAGGTGCTTGAGCCATCTGATTTAAAGCCGGGGCCAGAAGACGAAAAGCCAAACCCTTGTGTAGAGCCAAATCCGGTTGATGCCTGCATATAGCCGCCAGTTATGGCAACAGAACTGGCATCTTGAGTTGAAATAGTCCCAAGTCCCAGATTTGTGCGAGCCGTGGATGCGCTAGACGCCCCAGTCCCACCATTAGCAACAGCCACCGTTCCGGTCACATTGGCTGCGCTGCCTGAAATGTTTCCGGTAACATCTGCGCCTGAAATGCTTGCCACGGCTGTCAAAGCGCCGGAACCCGAACCTTTAACATATCCAGTAAGCGTTGTTGCGCCTGTCCCGCCATTAGAAACTGACAATGTGCCGCTAAGGGTAAATGTACCAGTCGTTGTTATTGGGTTTGTGGTGCTGGATGAAACAGAAAGCCCAGTCGTACCGCCAGAAAACCCAACAGACGTGACCGTCCCAGTGCCGCCACCGCCGCCGCTCGCAGCAGCCCAAGAAGGCAAGCCGCCAGCGGAAACCGTTAACACCTGACCAGAGGAACCAATAGCGAGCTTTGAAAGGGCAGTTGAACCGGAGGCGTAGAGAATGTCTCCAATCGTATAGCTGGTAAGGCCAGTCCCACCGAGAGCGGCAGTAACAGGAACATCAAGACTTACTGTCTGACCAGATACAACAATCCCGGTCCCTTGGGTAAGTCGAGTGTCATCGCAGAAACTCATGTTCGTGCCATCCGAATACACGAACGCGCGCTTTCCCTGCGGAATAATTACACCAGTGCTGCCGACAACTTCAGTCAGGATGGAGACGGTGTAGGAGCCTGTCGTGTTGTTATAGATAACCCAAGTGCCACCAACAGCCTCAACAGCGCTGCCGCTCTTAAATGGAATAAGAACACTGACATTGGCAGTCAAAGCACCCGTCAGGACAATCTGCTGATTCTGCGCCTCGGAAATGGTCAGAAACACGTCCACATTGGAGAGGGTCTTGGTCACAGCCGAGCCAAGAGCTTTGTCAATGATGTCCCAGTCCCCATTGACCGGCACGTTCCACGTATCTGGGTAATCGCCGTTAGCGGGCTTCTCAATATTTTTATTAGACGTGTACGTGGAGGTCATTTTTCAGTCCTCAGATGTGCCGGTTAGCGATTTCCAAAGCCTTTGCGATATGCTCATCAGGAGCGTTCAGCAACGGCTTAGTTTCCTTGCCAAGATTATGCTTGGCTTTCTCTGCCATAGCAACAAGTCTGTCAGCGTGCCCTTCGGCGCTTACTTTGCCGCCAGAGGCGCGACCTTGCCGTTGGTCAATCAAAGGCGGTAATCCGTAGTTGGCGGGATCTTCAAAGGACTCCACGTTTCTGACAGACGGCACAAACTTAGGCTGAAGAATTTCAGGCGCACCGGGGATGCGCGGGGATGGCACCTCAAACGGCTGCTTAAAGGTAGGCGCACCAAAGGCTTCCGCCTTCATCTGACCAGAACGGACCATACCCTGCGCCAGATCGCCCGCGCCCTTACCAACCGCAGCCATACCCAAGGTAGCTACAAGGCCATGAGGATACCCAAGGGCCGCGCCTATAAGTGTCGGGGCAGAGTTTAGAGCCCTCATGATTAGGCCATTCTTCTGCTCATCCGGCATCTTGGATTGATTTATCTTCTCAACCATAGCGCCGATGCGGCGAAGCTGAGAAATCTGCTGACCCGTGGTCATGGTGTCGGTCGGCGGCAAAACGCGCTTGGCAAGCTCTATATTGTCGGGTGACAGAAACTTCTCAATGGCTTTGGGGGCCTTAGTAATGTCGCCACCCGTGTCCAGCATCTTCTGGCGAATTTGCTGGTTGAGGGAAACCATAGCCTCGCTGTCTTTGCCTAGAACACCTTCTAGGCGGTCAAGAACGGTCGGCCCAATTTTCTTGTTAACGACCGCACTGTTGATCGCAAAGTTAGCTGCGTGTTCAATGGACGGTGTTAAATCAGGCAAGAGCTTGCCGTTGTCATCCACCATAGAGGCAAGGATAGAATTGAACCCCTTCGCCTCGACCGCCCTGCTAGGATAAAAGTCACGCCGATACTGCGCCCAAGCGTTCTTGGACTTTTCCCACGCCTTGATCGCATCAACATCACCTGTAAATAGTTTTTGCGTAACGGCATCATTGATGGCGCTTTCATAACCACGACGAATGGCAGAAATGGCAGCGCGATCTTTAGGGTCAGTAGCAGCGCGCCCGAAGACGTTAAGTTGCTGATTAATGAACATGATGTTTTTCAAGTCCCATTGGCTTCCACCAATGGGCGGCACATCCGCACGGAATTTGTCAAAGAGATACTTTTGAGCGGCAGCAGCCTTTTCATACCCCGGTTCGGTAGCAAGATTTGTAGGGAAAGCGATGTCAGCCTGAGAGAGAGACTTTCTAACGCTTTCCTCAATAAGAGTCCCAACGTCGTAGTCTTGCTGTTGATAAACAGGCTTAACGCGCGGCAACTTTCCTTCTTCCGGTGGCTTCTCAACCCAACGCTTGCCGGGAACAAACTCACCCGGCATTTCTTTGACAGCCTCTAGTTGACCCGCAGCCTTTGCTCTAGCCGCAGCTTCGGCGTCCAAGAGCGCACCGGGGACGCTGACATCAGTTGGCTTGCCAATAATGGAGCCATATGTGTCGGCCAGTTTTTCCTTTGCGCCAACCAGAGCCTTTTCAGCCGCAGGGGCCGCAACTTCCGGCGGGGTGGTGCCCGTAACCATAGCGCGGGACTTAGGCAAGCCCTCCTGCGCGGCAAGGGCCTCAACCATAGAGGCTTTGCTGGGACCTTTCTGGCTCAGAATCCCCATGACCTTTTCACTGGCAAGGTCTAGGTCTTCAGGGGAGAGCTTGCTGCCAAATGCAGCCTTGAAGGCGTCCAGAGTTTCCTGCGTGGGCTTCCCGTCCACAAACGCATTTGGCTTCCTAGAAAGCCAATTAGAGAACTTCTGACCCGCAACGCCAAGGCCCGCACCAAGACCAGCACCCAGTCCCGCCGCCTTCAGGGCCTCATTTGCCGACTCTTTGTCTATCTTGCCCTGTTCAATCAGGGATGACGCACCAGACGCAGCCGCGCTAGTGCCGGCGATCTCAGCCACGCGCCCAACAGTCGGACCAAGTTTGGAGCCAACAAAACCCGCAGCCTGACCAGCCTTAGCCAACGGCCCAAGCGGCACAAACATGCCAGCGCCAAACCCAATGACATCGCCTGCCGTAGAGGCTTTGGGGAATTGTCTGGAAAGAGCGGCCTCATAAGCCTTTTGCTCTTTATAGACCTCCTCATAAGGACGCCCTTCTTTCTTAGAGCGATAAGCGGCAACAATGTGCGAAGGAGCGTTGAATAGCGCCATGTTAGCGCCAGACATGACGCCAGCCTCAGTGGCGCTGCCGCCCATTTTGTCAACAAGAGCCTTGTCAGCAACAGCCTGACGCTCACCCTCGCCAATAGGCGCAGCGCGTTGCCGGTCAGGCGTGATTGTCACTGACCGGGGTTCTTGCTCAACAACCGGAACATTCTTCAACCAATCAGGGGCAGAAGATGCGGTGGACTTTTCCTCAACAACAGGAGCGGATTCCCACCAGTTCGCCATTATGGCTTCCTCCGTGTCACGCCATCAGGTCCGATGAACACGGTGCCAGACGGGAGCGCGTTAAACTCTTGTTCACTGTTGGCGCGGACGGGAGCCGGTGCGGCCTGACGATCTGCCGGTGACGCCTCACTGCCCTTCGCGGTGAAGCCAAAGGATTTTTCAAGGCCGCGAACAAATTCGGGCTTGGCACCCTTCGGAATTGGAAGGGAACCAAAGGCTTCCTGATATTTCTGACGGAGAAGCTCTGCCTTTTTGTCAGACTCTTCACTCAAGAATTTGACAGGATCAGTGCCGAACGGGCGTTCAAGATAAGCCCTATCCTTGGCGCGCTCATAATCCATTTCGCCAATGGAGCGACCGATCATTTCATAGACTGCGCCCGGATCAAGGGTCGGCCCCGGAACGGTCAGGATACCTTCTTGCAGAGCGGCCTTCGGGGCGCGGGCCATGTTGTTAGCATCCACGGCCTCAAATGCACGCTTCAGGGCGGTCTTCATAGCGGCGTCAAAGGCAGCAGCATCACCACGCAGAACATCTGGGATGTACTGCTCCATCTTCAGCCCCTTCATCACGCTTTCAATCTGTGCCTTGTAGTCCTCAAGTCGGCCAGTTTGGAAGGCACTGTAGATGTCAGCAAGGCGCATAAGTTCTGCGCGTTCCTTGTCATAAATCTCAAGGCGCTTGCCAATGTTCTGACGGTAGCCCTTAACGCTTTCAGACCTAGCTTTAATGAGGTCCTCATTTTCCTTCGCCTGAAGGCTAACGGCGTCCTCAATCGCCTTATCAAGACGTTGCTGTTCAAGATTGGCGGTGGCAAGTTTCTGTGATGCTTCAGAAGAACGGCCTATATTGCCAAGCTGTTCGGCATCCTTACGCATATCGTCAATTCTGGTTTGCCAAACGTCAGGGCGGCGATCTTTCTCAAGTCCATACTTCTCAGGATTTTTGCGAACGTCATCCTTGAGTTGTTGGACTCCCATTTCAGTCCGTTCAAGAACCGGAGCTTTTTCTTCCGTTTTAGCCTGACCGGGCTGCTGCGGCGCAGTATCACCCGGCTTCGCAGGAGTTTCACCCGGCTTCTGCGCTCCAATGGCCGGAATAGCGCCAATCGCACCGGGAATAGGCCCAGTGGCGTCCGGTACGTTTACGCCCCACTGCTTAGGATTAAGACCGGCCTGAACCATCATGTCATGAGCAACGCTTTGCACCTGACCCGGTTGAGCAAAACCGCCAGTATTCTTGTCAAAGAACTTAGTGGTCTTGGTCGCAGAGTCATAGGTTGGCGTGAACCGATCTTTAATCAGGTCCATGATGCCCTTAGCCGTTTCAAGTTGGGCCTTCTTCTCAGCTTGATAAGCAGATACGCCGCCGACGATGCCCTCACCAACAGCCCCCGCCAGATAGGGGCTCTTTGAAGACAACATGCTGCCAACAAATGACAGGGCAGGCACAAAGAAGTCGCGCGAAGACGCTTTTTCAACAAGGTTGCCAAACATGGAGGGCTCTTCTTTGCCCTTTACAACCTCAACGCCAGCGGCTCGACGCTCAGGAACACCACCTTCGGGGACGAGGCCCGGCGGACGCGGAGCGCCATCCCCTTCATAAGAAGAGCGGAATTTGGCTACATAACCGGGAACCGTAGTTCCAAGAATGTCAGACGCATTTCCAGCACGAGCCATGGGACGGCCAGAGAACCAAACAGACGCCGCATCATAAGGGTTTCCGTACTTCTGCACGGATTTGCCAAAGTGATGCTCAAAGACCTTTTCTTGCGCTTCCGGGCTCTTAACGAACTCATCTGGGGTCATGCGACGGCCAAGAGCTTCTTCCGTCCAAGACGGAATATTGCCACCCATGACCTGATATTTGCCATAAGCGCGGTCGCCGCGCCCTGTCACAGGGCCAAGAGCTTCGTAACGACCGCCGCTTTCAATGCCAGCAATCGCACCCTTGGCTTTTTCAACGTCAAATAAGGGCTTTTCTTTTTCTTCCTCAACAGCGCCCTCAGTGGCATAGCCTTGGCGCGGAACCAGACCGCCATAAGAATAAGGCGTGGATTCGCCGGTAGCCTTGTCATAGTCCAGCGTGAGGAAGCCGTTGCGCTCACCAACCGCCTCGGGGTGACGCTTTAAGACTTCCTGCGCCATAAGGCCGATCTTCGTGCGGCCATCACCCATGTCATAAGCGTAGATTCCCTGACCGTCATAGGTTTCACCAACGGGACGGATGTTGTCTTTCAGGCGAGCATCAGATGGGATAAATGACGCAGCCATGGACGCCAGTTTGCCAAGATTCATGGCAGTGCTGGCTGCTTCACCAATCTGAGACATGCCAGACTTGGGAGCGCCGGGCATTTGCCCCGGCTTCAGCATATTATTGGGATCGTCCTGACTTTCGGACGCATCCTCAATATACGATCCGACACCCTTAGTCGGGTCCTTCACCGTCTCATAAGGATCAACCATGCCCTTCAGAGCATAGCCTTCGCGGGGAACAACGCCGCCATACGCAAAGGCGCTAGAGAACCAATCTTTTGCGCGCTGGGCCATGTTGTCTTCGGACGAGAACTTTCCGCCCGCACCGAATAGGCCAGCCTCGCCCTTCGGATTGTCCCTCGTTCCCTCACTACCAACAGCAAGGCTGGCAAGTTTCTTACCAGTATTGACCGTGCCCTGAATATCATCAACAGCCTGAGACAAGCCGGAGCGCGGAGACCGAGATGGCGCAGAGCCAGCCGTCACCAGCTTGGGGCTAGGGAGCTTTGCCGCAGGAACGGACCCCTTGGCATCGCCAAATGGGGCACCCATGGCGCTGCCGCCATAAAGGCCGGACTGACCAAACGGGCCAAAAGATTGAGCCTGACTGGCGAGGATTGCGCCAAGATCGGTTCCGTCAACGACTGCGCCGCTCAGGGCGTATCCGTGGCGGGGGACGATCCCTCCGCTGGCGTAGGCTCCGGGTTCTGTGACAGCACCACCCATGGACGCAGCGGCTCCAAGGCCAGCCGCATCAGAAGTAGCGCGGTCATAGTCAACAGTCTTAAAGCCAGAGGATTCACCAACGGCATCGGGACGAACTCCCTCAACTTCTTGAGCAAGCAGACCGATCTGCTTAGGCCCATCGCCCATGCTGTAGCGATAGACTTTCTGACCGTCGTAAAGCTCGCCAATAGGCTCAACATCATCCTTGAGCCGCTCGTCAGAGAAGAACGGAGCGGGCTGCTGCGTGGTCGTGGTGCTGCCAGACAGCGCGCCCGTGCCCATGGCGATGTTGGCAAGGAACTGCGCCACTTGGAACGGATAACCACGCTCCTGAAGGAACTGTTGATACTGAGCGGTGTTCTCAGCCTGTTGGGTTTGCTGCTCCAACGTGCCGGCACCGATCTGAGCCTGCGCGCCCTGAAGAGCCGCCTGCTGCGCGCCAGCACCGAGCCCCGCCAAGGACTGAGCGGTCTGAGCGCCCATGCCATAAAGGCCCTGACCAATACCCTGCTGAAGAGCGGCCTGCTGCGCGCCCATGCCATAAATGTTCTGACCAAGGCCAGCCTGCAACTGGGATGCACCCATCTGCTGACCGTATTGCTGCTGCCCAAGACCCGCCATAGCTTGGCCTTGAGCCAAACGCTGCCCGTAAAGAGCCTGACCAAGATTAGCAAGCTGCTGTCCGGCAGCAAGATTTTGACCAAATCCTTGCTGCGCAAGATTGGCCGCAGCCTGCGTACCAAATTGCATCGCTGCACGATTCGCCTGTTCAGCGGAAAGGCGCTGTGCCTGCTGCTGCTGTGCCATTCCAGCGGCCTGACCGTAGCCACTTTGCAGCAAGTTAGCCAACGTGGCTTGATTTGCCATGCTCTGCTGCTTGGCAAGATTGGCAGCAGAAATTCCAGAACGGTCGCCACCAAAGGCGCCTGAACCGATTTGAGAACCACGCAACGCTGCCTGTTGGGCGGCATTTTCCTGCATTTGCAGGGCTTGCTGCGCCTCAACGACATTGCGCATATAGGGAGACATATACTGATTGATCTGAGCCGCGCCCAAATCACCAGCATTCACCGCCTGCGTGCCGCCTTCAAGATATTGCCCAGCTCGATTCATGTAAGGCTGAGAAGCACTAAGACCGGCCTGCGTCAAACCGCCAGCTTGGCTCATGTACGGGTTTGCGGTTCCGTATGCGCTACCAATGTCTCCACGAGCCTGATTGGCATATTGAGAGCCGATGTCACGAGCAGTAAAACCGCCCTGAAGAGCTTCTCCGTACATGCCACCGGCGACATTTGCCGCTTGCTGCCCCGTGCCAAGAGCGCCGTAGTACAAGGGTGTTGCCGCACCCTGCGCGCCCATAAGCTGCTGAGTTGCAGCTTGGTAGTACGGTTGCGCCATGTTCGCGGCTGCGCTGGTGGCGTTAATGCCAGCTTGCTGCGTTTGGTTAATTGGAGCAACAAATTGACCGGTGTAAGCCTGAAAGGGCTGAGTTGCAGCCTGCTCTGCGCGGGCATTGACCGCATTGTATCGGGCCAGAACCTCTGGCGGAATCTGGACCGATTGCGTTGTTGTAGCGGTCTTGC